CTAAATCACAGATAACCAGTGCAGTAAGAAGAAAAAGAGCAAAGGCACAAGGTGTAGGTGGTAAACCAACAAATGTAAGAACATTTGTAAAAAAGAAGAAAAAAAGAAATGGTCGCAAAACTTGAGACAATAAAAAAGAAAATTAAACAAGGTAAGAAACTAGGTTTTAGTGAAAAAGCAAGAGCAGTAAACAAAGGTTTATTACCTAGCAAAGCAAAGAAGAAAAAGAAAACATAATCGTTTGACTCATTGAGTTGGAAGTAAGGTAACTGAAGAAACGCACTAACTTTAATTAGGAGGTGTGTTATGAATAATCAAACATTATTTGTATTTAAAAAACAACAACAAGAATATAATATGGTAAGAAAATTAAAAAAAGTATCTAAACAATTAGAAAAGGCTTCTCGATTACATAAAAGACAATCAGAGATTGTAAAAAAATATGTCAAACAAACGGAAAAAAAGAAGAGACCCAAAAGTAGGAACAGGAAAAAAGCCTAAAGGTTCTGGTCGTAGATTATACACAGATGAGAACCCAAAGGATACAGTGAGTATTAAATATGCCACTGTAGCAGATGCAAAGAAAACAATAGCAAAAGTAAAAAGAATTAGAAAACCTTATGCTAGAAAGATACAGATATTAACTGTATTAGAACAAAGAGCAAAGTTTGGTGGTAAACCAGAACAATCAAGATTAGCAAAAGCAGCTAAACAACAATTAAAAAAGAAATATAGGTCATAATGGCACAATCAGGAACATATAATTTTAATTTAGATATAGATGAAGTAATTCAAGAAGCAATGGAAATGATTGGTGGTGAACAAACACTAGGTCATGAACCACAGTCTGCTAGACGTTCTATTAATTTAATGTTAAATGACTGGCAGAATAGAGGTGTATTATTATGGAATACAGATACAACAACAGTAACAGTATCATCTAGTGTCACTACATATGATTTAGCTTCATCAGCTATAGATGCTTTAGTTGTAACCTTTCAACCAAATAGCACATCAGCAGAAACTAAATTAGAAAGAAAGTCTTTTGAAGAATATCATATCATACCTAATAAATTTCAAACAGGTAGGCCTACACAATATACTGTAAAAAGAAATTTAGATAATCCAAAAATATTCTTATACCCTGTGCCAGATGCAACTGGTCTTCTACAGGTAGAATTAATACGTCAAGTACAAGATACTAATAAATCATTTCAACAAAATGCAGATGCTCCAGTAAGATTTTTACCTTGCCTTACTGCAGGGCTTGCATATTATATGGGATTAAAAAGACCTAATATACCTGGTGAAAGATTAACATTATTAAAAGCAAACTATGAAGAACTATTACAAAGAGCAATGGAAGAAGATAAAGAGAGAGCAAGTATATTTTTTAAACCTAAGTTAAGAATTATTTAATGGCTACTGAAAAAAGAGCAAAGGCAATGTGTGATGAATGTAGTTTTGTTTATCCATTACGAGTAATGAGATTAACTAGCTATAACACACTAAGATGTCCACAATGTTTTGATGGTCGATATGATTTACATAATCATCCACAAAATAGAGTTCCAGACGTTAGAGAAGACCCAGCAATAAGAAATGCTAGACCTGATGATGGTGGTAGAAATGCTATATGGAATACAACAGACATAACATGGAATGATGACTCAACACAAATTGGTAGAGATTGGGATACAATATGACAACACTAACAGGAAGATTAATTAATAATACATATAAGCAACTATTAAAAATAGGTGTTTCTACTAATACAGGTATAACTGGTTCTTTAGTAACTATACAAGATGGTGATGGTAGTGCCACAGCTTTACAGTTAGCTACAAGTGCTGCACAGATAGATGGTAGTCTTTCTGTTACTGGTAATACTTTTGTAGGTGCAAAGTTTGGAGTATCAGGTGATGCTTCTGTAGCAGGTAATTTTCAAGCACATAGTAAGGTTTGTGCTAGTGCTTTTTATGGTGATGGTTCTAATTTAACAGGTTTAGTATTTACCGGTGATGTATCTGTATCAAGTTTAATAGTTACTAATAATGTAACTGTGGGTGGTAATGTTACTATCGGTGGTAATATTATGGTATCTGGTGGTGAGATACAAGTTAAAAACACAGGCACACAATCTAATATAAAACTATATTGTGAATCTGGTAATGCACACTATGCAGCTTTACAAGCTCCACCACATAGTTCTTTTAGTGGTAATATAACAATTACACTACCAACAAGTGCAGCAACATTAGTTGG